CTTCGAGCATTGAGGGTCATAGGATAAATATGGACAACGCAGCCCTCATAGTTCACCGCGTCAACGGATGGGATGAGCAACAGGCTAAGATTGATGAGTTGGTGAAGTGGGTTAGTTCTACACCGCATTGGGAAGATTGCGCGTCAGAACTTGATGGCTCTGCCTGTGACTGTGGTAAAGCAGCCCTATCACGCGCTAAGGGGGTGTAGGATGACCAAGCCAGCACACAGTGATGAGGGGAGTGACCCGTGGTATCTAACTGGCGGCGGATTAGGCGCACAAATGATGCGTTACCATGTTCGGATGCGGGCGCTTGAAGCTATGTCTAAAAGAATTAACAATAAGATTGAAGAGGCTATGGAGGTGAGTGATGACCACTAGTGCAAACAGCGAGGATGGACTGATTGAGGCGCTTAAGGAAATCCGTCAGATTACAGGAACGGCTATGGACTTTGGTGATAACAACGACGCAGTGCAGAGGTGCTATAAATTGTCGCGTGACGCAGTTGGCGCTTATTGCATGAACGCTATTGTTGAAGAAACAGAGAAACTTAGCGGATACAGCGACACCACCAAACCCCGCAACGAAAAGGAATAGTGAGAGATGAGTGAGAAGCCAATTCAGGTCGGGCCGTGGCTTATGAGCCCCTCCGCATACAAAGTGGTGCGGACTGGCCTAAAGGCATGGGCTGAGAAACTTGCTATGGATTCCGCTAATGAAACACTGAAAACATTTGTGAAGGAACAACCCCATGACAACAAAATACATTTTCCTGCTTCAAAAGGCGCAACAACCATAACGCATGTGGGCTTTGATGGTATTAAGCCAATAGAGCCTATTGAGGTAACGAACGAGCCTCACGATTTTGATGTTTCACAGCTCATTATAACGGAGGCATAGTCATGACTACACATGCGCCTATAGAATACAAAGAATATCCACGCAGGAAAGTCACGGCAGAAGAAATAAAGCTAGGACGTATTGTCATGGGATTTGGCGCAGATGGAGAAATTCACACAATAAGCGGGGCTGATTTTGTTTCTATGCTGACACGCAACGAGAAGGAGTAGTGAGAGATGGAACTAAAGAAGGGGCAGTTTATTAAGAAATTACCAAAGGGCTATGACGGCGCGGTTCGAATGGATATTCATACTAAGGGGTATGTTATGCCCGTGGCACATGTGAGCGCTAAGACCATAAGAAGTTTAATGTATGAGGATAATTGTTCTGGAATCCCTGCCTATTATGCGACGGACGGCAGGAATATTTTATTCTACCCACGCGCAGATAAGCGCTACAGGATTGATTTCTTTTACTCACAAACCATGAAGGCATAACATGACAAACAAGGTCTACAAAGCAGGCGACGAGGTGACGATTAGGTTGGAGCCTGAAGATGCTCATGCACTTAATCGTGGTGTCGAGTGTTATTGGGAGCCAGAGCAAATCATCTCCCACACACCTAAGCGGGATTTGTTGGATGAGGCGGAAAAGGTTTGGGGGAACGGGGATGACATGACGGCTATACTCAGAATCATCCAATACCTACGCGAAAAGGAGGCAGAACGTGGATAGACGCTTGTTTCGAGACTTTGCAATATGGCTTAGGGTTTCTCAAGGTGAAGCTAGGTATAAGGTTGCAGCCGATTGTAATTTAAGCCCATATCGCGTGAGCCAGATATATAATGGATTTGAGAGGCAGCGCCGAACATTTAGAACTGATGATATAGATACAAGGCGCATAGTAGGCCGCGTAAAAGGGTTTAAAGGCGACAAGTACAACGAATGGATGGGAAGTTAGCATGACCACTAAGAAACCCAACGGACGCCCCCGCAAATACAACGAGCCAACGATGAGGCTGAGGATACCTGTGAGGCTGGAGAGCGAAGTGGTGAAGTTTATCAAGAAACTGTTGCAGGGAGGGAAGGCGTGACCACTAGAAGCGGAATGTATGGTTTTTCGGAAACTGTTACGTTATGGCGTAGTTTCTTTAGATATAATCTGCGTGGGTTTAGGGAAGCTTGGGGGTACGCAAAGAAACTGAAGCGCGTTAGGGTACATTTACATCGTAGCGGCTTTTCAATCACTGGAGTTGAGCTTGTGGAATATAAGCAACCATGGTGCAAATCTATGGGAAGCGTTGATAGAAGAAAACCAAACGCTTGACTAACCGCCTCGCCACCATTATACTTCCATAAGTGTAGCTAGTCGATTGTGTTTTCTCGCTCCTAAAGTGTGCGATACCTCCCTGTGTGAAACGGCTGGCTACACACTTGAAACACACGAGCTGGCCATGGATGAGACGAGATTACTAATTGGTGTTATTCTAGTGGTGCTGGTAACGGCTTTGTTAATTTATCGGGAGATGTCTAAGTAGCGTCACCACTACAGATAACAACATAAGACCCGCAGACATTGCCGCGAACAAAGCTAAACCGAATAATATGTCTTTAACCATGAGTGAATTATATAGTTACTGGCCCGAAAGTCAAATGAAAAATAACTAAATGAGCGTATAGTAGTATGCTTGCGAATGATAATGATTATCAATTAGATATATGGCAGCTAGAAAAATCAGAGGTGTAGGTAAGGGCGGTATGAGTGGGAACTGGAAAGACAGGATACAGGCTGGCCAATTAGCGAATAGGCTAATGGACCATTTCGAGGGCACTGTTGAACTAAGCACCACGCAGATACAGGCCGCTAAAATTATCTTCGATAAGATAGCGCCTAACCTTGCAAGCACTCAGCACAGCGGCGACTCAGATAAGCCCATCAAGCATGAGCATACAGTGAAGTGGGAAGAGTGACCGCGCTCATAATCCCTTACGCGCCAAGAGAGGCTTTCAAGCCTTACCACGCCAATAAGAAGCGTTTCTCTGTTACCGTGGCACACCGACGAGCCGGTAAGACCGTAGCGCGCCTTAATAGGCTCATTCGCGCTGCTGTAGAATCAAAGAAGCTTAATCCTCGCTTTGGCTATGTGGCGCCGTACTATGTGCAGGCCAAGGAGATTGCATGGGCGTATCTAAAGCACTACACCGCTCCATTAGCACCCTTGGGCGTGAAGTACCATGAGGCGGACCTATCCATTACCTTTGGGCATAACAACGCACAGATACGACTTTACGGCGCAGAGAACGCAGAGCGTATGCGGGGACTATACTTCGATGGTATTGCACCGGATGAGGCGCAGGGCATTAGCGCGGTCACACTAAGGACTATTATCCTACCATGCTTAGCTGACCGTCAAGGCTGGCTAGACTTATCGGGTACGCCGAAGGGATGGGAGAATCTGCTTGGCGAGGCTGTTAAACTCGCTAGGGATAATCCGGATGAGTGGTTCTTGCAGATACTGAAGGCGAGTGAGACTGGAATATTGCCCGCTACAGAATTAGCCTTGCAGCGCAAGCTCATGAGTGAGAACGAATTTTTGCAAGAATATGAATGCGACTTCGATGCAGCAATCACTGGTGCTGTGTATGGCAAGCAGATAGCCGAGATGGAGGGCGCTAAGCGTGTGTGTGGGGGATTATACGACTCAGCATTGCCAGTGCATACCGCATGGGATTTAGGTTACGATGATTCCACTGCTATTGTGTTCTGGCAAAAGGCGGGCATGGAAGTACGCATCATAGATTGCTACGAAAATAGCGTAGAAGATATTGTGCATTATGCCGAGATTGTAACAAGCAAGCCATATAAATATGGCGAGCATTACGTTCCTCATGACGCGGCTAACAAGCTATTAGCGGCTGGCGGTAAGTCTATCGTTCAACAGCTTCACGCTATGGGCATCAAGACTCGCGTAGTCGCTGCTACTTCACAGCAGAACCAGATTGAGGCGTTGCGAATGGTTCTCAACAAGACATACATAGATTCAGAGAATTGCAAGCCGCTCTTGGCGGCCCTGAAGCAATACCAGTTTGAATGGGATGCGGATAAGCAGACTTTCCGCTCCAAACCTAAGCACGATTGGTCAAGCCACTATGCCGATGCAACAGAAATAATTGGACAAGTCTTGCGAAAAGAGGTAGAACAGAAATCTCCACCAAAGCCTAGATTTTTGGAAGAAATGACGTTTAATGAGCTTTTTTCAGCAGAAAGCTCGCGTAATCCAAATGATAGGCGCGTATGATTCAGGTGGTTGATAAGGGCGTAGTGCAAGACTCAAAACTTAGTTTTTGGGTAGCGCAGGTCAATGACTACGAGAAAGAGGCTAAGAACTTGGAGCCTCGCGCTAAGAAAATCATCAAGCGTTACAAAGACTCACGCAGTGATGGTGAGAAGAAAGTCACGCGCTTCAATATATTATGGTCTAACGTCCAGACCTTACATCCTGCTTTGTATGATGGCACGCCGATACCTAATGTTGACAGGCGTTTTGAGGATGACGAGGAAGTTAATACAACGGTAGCGCAGATTCTTGAGCGCTCGGTTTCGTACTTTGTCCGCACTAATGACTTTGACGATTGCATGAACCAAGCCGTTCTTGACCGCTTGCTTGCTGGCCGCGGTACGGTATGGGCGCGTTACGTTCCTAATTTCCGCGACACTAAGATTGACGGCAACAAAGAAGAAAAGCAAGAAGGCTTCCAGATTACCGATGACGTAAACGCTGGCGATGATTCCATTGGTGAAGAGCTATATAGCGAGGACGTGGTTTTAGATTATGTGCACTGGTGCGACTTCGGGCACTGCGTGGCTAGAACATGGCAAGAGAACCGCGCGGTATGGCGGAGGGTGTATCTCACTCGTAAAGAACTAGAAGAGCGCTTTGGTGAGAAGGGTAAGTCTGTACCTCTGGATGCTAAGCCAATGGCTAAGTCTGATTCAGGTGACAACGAATCCGATGGCAAACGCGGGACTATTTATGAGCTATGGGATAGAACCACTAAGAAAGTCTATTGGTTCCACAAAGACTTGAGCGAGTTCTTGGATGAGATGGAAGACCCGCTGCAACTCAGCAGTTTCTACCCATGTCCCAAGCCTTTATACGCTACCTTAGCTAACGACTCACTAATCCCTACACCTGATTTCATTTTATACCAAGACCAAGCCTATGAATTGGATATGTTAACTGGCAGAATTGACGCGCTGACTCGTGCATTAAAGGTTGTGGGCGTGTACGATGCT